GTCGGAAAAACGCTTGTGGTCATAGGAACCGTACAATAGTGGAGCAATAGAACCGGTCTTGAAAGCCATATAGCCTCCTTCAGCAAAGTGGATTACAAGTTCAAAAATCGCATCTACAAAAGTAATGACGGTGATGTCCCTGGGAGGAGGTGGTAAAGAAAATATTTCTAATCCAACCACCGTGGGGGTGATATCAGTGAGCTTGCATAGTCCTAAACCCACACAGAAACTCACTAATTTAGCCATCTTACTGAAACCCTCAGCGTGCAGACACAGAGTCCACGTGCTAGATAGGTTCTTGAGTTCTGCAAGCCAACTTGGGAATTCTTCTGTGGGATTACCAAATTCGTAGGACCCCTGGGCACTCATTCCAAAAGTTGTACCAACGAAGTTTGCCAAAAATTTTCCGGCAACCTCTACCACACTTTCAGTGTACAAAGACTTGAAATACAGCATGGAGATGGCCAGAAATTGGGATACTGATACGGCATCTTTCATTGCCAAAAAAGGTAGAGTAGTGTTCTCAATGGCACTTTTTATGTTAGTGTTGAAACCCATAGCCTGAAATCGTGACATCAGTAAACTCTCAACTACACCGGCATGCGGTTCTAGTTTAAGTTTCTCACAATCTGCCCTGCTTTGCTTTTTGCAATCCTTTGCGATCTTCCGCTTCATCTTGCGGTTCCGGTTATGGCGACGTTTTTTCTCCCGGTCCTTACGACAAGCTTCTTTGTAATGGAGCTCGTCTTCCTTCTCCTCTTCTTGGTTTTCTTCCTTCCAATTTCGTTGTGAGAGGGGAGGGGGCGCAGATGCGTGAGTCTGCTTGAAAAAAGTCGCTTCTTTCTTTGACTGTGTGACAGTGTCTGTTTCACACAACCTGTTACCGATCATGGTTCGACCGGTAACTACGCTGGGTACTTGCGCATAGCGCAAGTAGAAGAATCTGTTTGATTCGTTGGTAGTGAAACTCATCTAAAGATAAGTCAGGTGGTGTAAGAGCATGGAAAATCGCGTAGGTGTTTTTGTCATCTCAATTATTAGGTAGTCGCGTGACAAATACGACTATTGGTGAGATGGGATGCTCTTTCCCGGAGCCCCTGTTCTTTTTCTTGGCACTTTTTCCTAAGGGTAGCCTTCGGGTAGCATGCGGC